AACAGGAGAATATGGGAGAGTTTGAAACAATCCCATGGGAAGTGATTAGAATACCTGCATGGGTGGACGAAGAAGCAGCGCAATTGCTTGACTTACCTGTAGGCTCTAGTTACTTTCCCGAATGGAAAAGTGATGATGTCCTGAGAATGGACGAGAGTGAGATCAAAGCAAGTAATGGTAGCCGATACTGGAACGCCCTCTACATGCAAGACCCCACACCAGAAGAAGGTGGGATTATAAAGAAGAAATGGCTGAAGTATTGGGAATATGAAGAACCACCTAGCTGTGATTTTATAATACAAACATATGATACTGCTTTTTCCACAAGGACCACGGCTGATTACAGTGTCATACAGACATGGGGTATATTCTCCATGTACAATCAGGATGAAAAAGGATATGAAGACTTTACCCCCAACCTAATCTTACTAGGAAACATCAGAGGTAGATTTGAATATCCAGAACTAAGAAAGCTTGCACAGAAACTTTACAATGAACACAGGCCAGATGTGTGTATGGTGGAGAAGAAGGCCAGTGGACAGTCTCTGATACAGGATATGAGAAGGGGTGGTCTACCTGTACTGGAGTATACACCTGATAGAGATAAGGTATCTAGGGTATACTCTGCCTCACCTATCATAGAAGCTGGTAGAATGTGGATACCCAATAACAAGAAGTGGTCAGATGAACTAATAGAAGAATTACTAAGATTTCCCAATGCAGCACATGATGACCAAGTAGATGCCATGACAATGGCTATACATTATATGAAGGAGTCTTGGCACCTGACACATCCAGATGATCCAGAGTATGATGATGAAGTAACAGAGAAGAAAAAAACTTATTGGACATTTTAATTTGCATTGAAGCAAAAAGTATGGTATAATAGTGTATAACAAAATATTGGATAATATATGGTTATAATTTAAAAGGAGAGCAGTCATGGAGTGGTTGATTCAAACGCTAGGTGCAAAGACTTGTTGTATTCTATCAAGCGGTGTGGGCGGTTTAACAAATGTATTAACAAAGAAAAACTTTAACTGGACTGCTTTAAAGGATATTCTTCTAGCAGTTATTGTAGGGTGGATAGCTGCAGAATGGTTTATACCACCCATAATGAAACATTGGGCCTTGGATATGACTTGGGGTCCAGCCATAGCATTCATGATTGGATACTGTGGTATTAGATTATTACCAAAGGCAGAAGAGATTATTGCAGCAAGGTTATCAAAATAGTGGCTACAAATATATATGATGTATTGGCTGGTCAATCAGCCATAGATGTTTTTAATGAAGATGTATATCCCACTGGTGATCCAGAAACCAGAGGAGGAATGTATAGTCGTGCCAAAGGATATGGTGGTTTAGCTCAACTTGCTAACCTATATTTAGAAATGGCAGGATTACCGCCTACACAAGAAAACTATGATATGGCATTCAGGGCTTTAGGTGCTGGTGCGCCTGTACCTGTTGCAGAAGAGTTACCAGAAGGTAAGAGTGCTATGGTAGCTTATTTTGATAGATTGCTTGGTCGAACGCCAGAGGAAGAAAAGAAAGAAACAATAAAAGAAATAATGGTGGAAGATGAAAGTAGTGAGCCTGATCTTTCTGATACTTCAGAATATCCTTATGATCCGACTGATTGGAGAGATATAACTAGAGAAGAGTATGATTTATATCCTTCCTATAATTTTATAGATTTAGCAGGTAGAGTAGCAGGTCTACCATCAGCAGTAGCAGGTAAAATTTCAGGAAGTGCTGAAGCAAACAAAGCTAAAAAAGAAAAAGTTCAAGAAATATTAGAACAAATATATAGTAAAGAAGTAGTTGATGCTTATAATAAACAAAAAAAAGATGAAGGTTTAAAATTTAGTTTTGATATTGGTAAAGCAGTTCAAGGTTTATTTGGAATAACTGATCCTGCTGCTGCTTTGTATGAAGATGAAATAGGATATACAAAAGGTCTTTCAAAAGCTCTTGGATTGGAAGGTTTAGGTTTAACAGCAAATGAAACATTTTTAGAAACAAGTGCAGCAGAAGCTAAATTAAATAAAGAAGCTGCTGAAAGACAGGCGAGAGAAGCTGTTGAATATGAAATAGGTAAAGCATATGAAAATTATATGGCAGGTAATATAACTCAAGCTAGGTATAATCAATTAATGGAATTAGGTAATTTAGATCCTGATACAGGAGAACCAAATGAACCAACTGGAGATATGACTGGTAAAACTGGGTCAGAACTTGTTGACTTAATATCAGATATAGGTTTATGGGGTCCAGATGATCCATCTGCATATGATCCTAGCGACTTGCATTCAGATTTGCAAAAAGCGTTAGGTCATGGCGATCCTATTGCTGCTGCTTTAGGTCCGGCTGGATATGGAATGACTCAAGATGAGATAGATAAAGCAGCAGCAGCACTAGGAAAAGGCTATAGAGATGAACAAAAAGAATTAGATAAACGTTCGGCTGAAGCTAGAGCGAAAGAAAATAAACCCGGTGGTGATGATGTTAATGCAGATACAGGTAAAACCACAGACCAAGAACTTACGGAAGATTGGGAAGATGATCCTGATGCTATGTTTTAAGGGGAATAAATTATGAAACCAATGTATGAAATATTCTATAGAGCTTTAGGGGGTAAAGTTCAAAGTAAAGATGGATTGTCTAATGTAGTTCAACGGCAAACTGGTGGTCCTGCTTTTGCCCCAAATTTATTTAGTATGCAACCTCCCGGTCAAATACCTTTACCTTATCCTATTCCTCCAAGACCAGAGCCTAAACCTATAATACCACCTTCACCTCCTCCAGAGCCTGAAATCATATATGATCCTGTGCGTGAAGCTGCTGCTGAGAAAGCATTTAGAGATATACAAGCACGTAGGATTTCAGAATTAGATGAAGCTCCTCAAACAAGAGCAGAGCGTGAAGCACTTCAAGCCAAGGGTGGTTTTTACAGAGATGAAGAAGGGGCAGTACGAGATGCAATGGGTAATGTACAAGAAGATTTTGGATTTGATTATGTAGCTCCTCCAGAGCCTGATCCTTATGATCCACCTGATACACCAGATACACCTGCTCCTGAAGTGGTAGAACCTTTTAAACTTGATACAACACCTTTACCACCCGGATTAGTACGTAATCCAGAAACAGGGGAAGTAACTATTGACAAGGAATTAGCAAAAGGATATGTAGGTACAGGTGGCTGGCAATTTGATATGGAAGTACAAGATCAGAAAAGTGACGAAGAAGCATGGCATGACTGGGATGAGCAGGATTATTTACGTGGTGCTTATATGGAGGGTTATGGTATTACTGGTCTTGGTAGAGGTGATCTAGGAGGAGGTTGGAGAATTGAAAGAACTGATCCTAGTCCTATCTGGAATCCAGCAAACTCTCCTAGTGGATATAACTATGCTTTAAAAGGTCCAGATACATTTAGAACTATGAGTAAACCTGTTCTTCAGCCATCAAAACCGGGTGGTCCAGTTTATGAGCCTATGCCATTACCTATGATGGGACAACCACTACAGTCTACAGGTCTACAAGGTTTACAACAAGGTATGGGTCAAGGGTTTAATTCTCAACTTTTTGGAAGACCAGCAATGCAACAACAAAGCATGGGTCAAAATCTTCAACCATTTGGTATGCAAAGTCCTAAACCCTTTGGACAAAAGGTATATTAGAAATGGCAACAGAACGTAATCCTTTTGATATGATTCCTGAAACAGAGACTAATGTTATTGCAATGGTCCCTGAAGAACAGTCCAATGTGTCTATTGAGATTGATCCTTCTGATGGTGGTGTCATTGTAGACTTCTCTTCAGAAGAAGCTGTAATGGAACCTTCAGAAGAAATCAGTGAATGGTATGGTGATCTTTGTGAAGACTTAGACGAAGATGTTCTTCAAGATATATCTGCTGATGTTATTGAGAACTTCAATGCAGATAAAGATAGTCGTGCTGAATGGGAGTCTATGTTTGAGAGAGGCTTTGACCTACTTGGTCTAAAGCTAGAAGAAGGTTCAGAACCTTTTGAAGGTGCGTGTACGGCTGTACATCCTCTTCTAATTGAGTCGGCTGTTAAGTTCCAATCAAAAGCTTCAGGTGAATTGTTCCCTGCTACTGGTCCTGTCAAGGCTCAGATACTTGGTGCAGCTACACCAGAGAAAGAGATGCAGTCCAACAGAGTTCAGAACTTCATGAACTTTCAGCTTACGGAACAGATGCCAGAGTACTTTGATGAATTTGAAAGAATGCTTTTTCATCTCCCACTCATAGGTTCAGCCTTTAAAAAGATTTACTATAGTTCAACACTGAAGCGGCCTGTATCAGAATTTATACCAATAGACCAGTTCTATGTGTCTTACTATGCAAGTGATCTTAGAAATGCAGATCGTTACACACATGTAATACATAAAAGCCCAGTAGATATGAAACTGGATATGATGGCTGGTGTCTACAAAGACATTGAGTTACCATCACCATCTCAGCTTTCCTCTTCAGGGTTTGCCAATAAGATAGATAATATTCTAGGTATTAGTCCATCATATGATAATGATCCACAGTATGTTATACTGGAACAGCACTGTTATCTTGATATTGAAGAAGAGGGTGTACCATGCCCTTACATTGTGACTGTAGAAGAACAGTCAAGAGAAGTTTTAAGTATTCGTAGAAACTACAAGCAGGACGATCCAAACAAAGAGAAACGAAGTCATTTCGTTCATTACAGGTTTGTACCGGGCTTTGGATTCTATGGATTGGGTCTTATCCATTTCCTTGGTAATCTCACCATGTCGGCAACTGCTGCGATGCGCTCCCTAATAGACGCAGGACAGTTCGCCAATTTACCGGGAGGATTTAAGGCCAAAGGAGTGCGGATGGTTGGTGACAACGATCCTATCGCCCCCGGCGAGTTCAAGGAGGTCGAAGCAACTGGCATTGATTTGTCTAGGGCCATAGTTCCCCTGCCCTATAAAGAGCCTTCCTCGACGCTCTTCCAGATGCTTGGGTTCGTAACTGCTGCTGGTCAGAAGTTTGCGGATAGTACTGAGCAAGTTATCTCTGATGCTGCCTCCTATGGACCCGTGGGTACAACAATGGCATTGCTTGAAGCTTCAAGTAAGTTCTTCTCTGCAATCCATAAAAGATTACATAAGTCACAGAAGGATGAATTTAGAATACTGGCACAGATAGATTATGATTATTTACCTAATGAATATCCTTATGAAGTTCCTTTTGAAGACAGAAGTATCTTTAAAGCTGACTTTGATGGACGGGTTGATATTGTTCCTGTCTCTGATCCTAATATTCCTTCTAATGCCCATCGTATGATGTTGGCAAATATGGCTCTACAGATGGCACAGCAATCCCCACCGGGAATGTTTAACATTGAAGAACTCAATAGAACTATTCTCAATGCAGCCAACATGCCTAACCTAGAGCAGATACTGCCACCCAAGATTGAGCCACAACCGCTTGATCCTGTATCTGATATCATGGCAGTAACTAAAGGTTTGCCTATTGCAGCATTTCCTAGTCAGAACCATGATGCTCACATACAAGTTAAGATGATGTATTTACAAGACCCTGCTAATGGTGCTAATCCTATTATGCAAAGGATTAAACCTGTTCTTGAATCTAATATACAAGAACATTCTGTAATGAAGTATCAAGAACAAATGAGTGGTGTTACAGAACAGATGATGCAACAAGCACCGCCTGAACAAGCTAATCAACCACAAGCTATTGAAATGGCAATGGCACAAGCTGCACAACAAGTTATGCAAGCCAATCAACAGCCACCACCACCTACACCAGAACAACAGCTTGTTATGCTTGAGCAAGAGAAGGTTAAGTTGCAGCAACAGAAACTACAATCTGATACGGCTGTTAACGCTGCTGAACTTGAACTTAAAGAAAAAGAAATTGAACTTAAAGAAAATGAACAGATACTTAATATGCTTGAGTCTGGTGCTACTGATAACTTTAAACGTGAAAAAGCTGAAGCAGATAGAGAAGCAAAGAAAGAATTGACAGCAATGGATCATCTTACTAAAATTAAAGTTGAAGAAATGAAAGATGATAAAGATAAAGAAAATACAAAATTAAATACATTAGCACGTTTATCAGCAGAAGAAATAAAAGATAAAAGAAATCAAGAAAATACAGAACTTAATGTACTGTCACGCATGGCAGTTGAAGAAATGAAACAAGGAGAAGACTAATGATGAAAAAGGGTAAGGGTTATCCAGAGCATGAGAAGAATACTTCCAAAGGTTTTGGTAATCCATTTAAACAAGGTGTTTGGGGTGGACGTGGTATGCGTAGCTCTTTAAATGAATGGGATAAGGAATCTTATGAGATGCCTAATCCTAAAAAAGGCACTAGGAAAGCGTCACTGTAAGCCCAATGGAAATTTGGGATGAAGTTGTCCAAGAGTTTAATCAAGAAATTGAAAGATTAAAAGCATCTTTGGGCGACGGTGCTGCAGAAGACTTTGCTCATTACAGACAGCTTGTAGGTTCTATACAAGGTTTAGATTGGGCAAGGACAAACTTAACAGAGATTATTAAAAAAAGGATGTATGAAGAGGATTAAATGAGACAGGTACAAATGGGTAATGCCCTGAAAAACGATGAGTGGATTGATATTGAAGATGAAGTTAGTGATCCTACTAATCTTCCAGAACTACCGGGCTTTCATGTATTAGTAAGGCCCGTATCAGTAAAGAGTAAAACAAAAGGTGGTATCTTTATTCCTGATTCCACCAAGGATGACATGAGTTATCTTACGACTGTAGGTAAGGTAATTGCATTGGGCGAACTAGCTTATAAAGATGTGGATAAGTTTCCCAATGGAGGATGGTGTAACGTAGGAGACTACGTATGCTATGGTAAACATGCAGGTACGAAACTATACTATCAAAATGTTAAGCTTCTACTTTTATTTGATGATCAGGTAATTATGCGGGTAAGTGACCCAAAAGACCTTGATCCTACATTTAATTTAGCAAAACACTAATATTAATTTGCATTGAAGCAGAAAGTATGATATAATAGTATAACAATTAATTTTACGTAAGGCGTTTGTCTCGTAAGCAACGGAGAGTAACATGGCAGAAAAAGATGATTGGGGAACTGTAGAAGTCCCTGATGCAGAAGATAAAGTAGAATATGAAATTGAAGAAGAAGTTGTAGCTAAAGAAGAACCTAAACCAGAAGTTAAAGAAGATGAGGACAAGAATGAAGAGCCTAAAGAGCTTGAGGGAATTAAAACGTCTGGTGCAGAAAAAAGAATTAGGCAACTTGTTAAACAAAGAAAAGAACGTGAAGAACAAGTAATACTTTTACAACAACAAAATGAAGAGTTAAATAAAAAATTACAAAGTAAAGATAATGAAGTAAAAAATATTAGTAAAAGGACTCTTGATCTTTCGGAAAAACAACTAACAGATAAGATTCAATTAGCTGAAACAGTTTACTTAGAAGCATTTGAAGAAGGCGATAATCAAAAAGTATTAAATGCTCAAAAAATGCTTAATGAAGCACAAGTAGATTTAAAAGCAGTTAATAGTGCTAAAGCTAATTATGAGCGTCAAGCTCAACAACCTGTTGCTCAACCAGTAGCACCGCAACAAGCACCACAACCAACAACTGATCCCAAGGCAGAAGAATGGGTATCATCTAATGATTGGTTTGGTAAAGATAATGTTATGACGGCTGCTGCACTTGCTATAGACGCAGAATTAAAAGAAGAAGGTTATAACCCAAATGATAATGAATTTTATCAAGAAATTGATAACAGAATCAAAAATACTTTTCCACAAAAGTTTGGAGAAGTTGAAGAACGTGTGCAGGAAAGTACGTCAACACCTGCTCAAGTGGTATCGGGGAGTTCTCGCTCCTCTCCGAGTTCTAAAAACAAAGTTAAGCTCACGCAAGAAGACATGAGATTAGCTGAGAAATGGAATATACCTCTTGAAACGTATGCTGCCCAGAAGCTTAAAGTTACACAAGCTGATGGTGAGTATACAAATATTAAATAGTAGCGTGGGAGAATACAATGAATACTACACGAAATGAAACACGTAGTGACAGTTTGAGAGAACAAAATTTAAGAGAAGACGAATGGACCTTTGAGGAACCCGATGCCCTCGCCATACCAGATGTGGTACAAGCACGTTTTGACAATGAAGGCATGGCCCTTCGTTGGATACGTATATCGTTAAAAGGTGAAGATGACATCACGAATGTTGGTAAGAAACAACAAACGGGATGGGTTTTCGTAACTCCTGATGAAGTTCCTGAATTAGCTGTCACATCCTTCGTAAGGGATGAAGGCCGATACCTTGGTACAGTCTGTCGTGGAGACTTAGCTTTGGCTAAAATGCCAGCAGGAAAGGTAAACGCTAGGAGAAAGCATTATGAGAATAAAGCAAATGACATGATGGATGCAGTTAATGCACAACTCATGAAAAACTCTGACTCTCGTATGCCTATCTCCAACACAAGTAAATCAGTAACAACAAGAGGAAGGCGACCTTCTTTTCAGAATTAGTCTTCTTCATAATTAAGGAGATGAAACAATGTCTACTACTAAAGCATTTCGTGGTTTCATTCCTGCTCGTAAAAAAGGTGGCGGCTACAATAACGAAGCCGTGACTGATATGATTACGTTGACTTCAACTGGTCAGGCTCAGTCTCCCACCAACAACATTTTCACAGGCGATCCGGTAGTAATGCCGGGTGCAAACTTTGCAACGATTTCGCCTTACATTGCAGCTACTCTTAAATCCTCCGGGGTTTTCATGGGTTGCCAATATGTTGAAAATGGCGAGCAAAAGTTCTCACGTTATTGGAACGGTGGAACGAGTGCCACGGATATTAAATTCTTTGTAATAACTGATCCAGATCAGACTTATTACATTCAAGCCTCTTTGTCGCTCTCTGCGGCTGAATTGGCAATTGTTAAAAACTACAATGTAACTGTTAGTTCTACAGCTTCTTCAGGTAGTACGGTAACTGGTCAGTCCAGTTATTATCTTGATGGTGCTTCTGGAACTGAAGCTACAGCGGCTGTACGAG